GTTGACTCTGAGCATTGACGAGTTCAGCAAGCGTTACATCACCCCGGCAGTGGCCAAGCTGGCTTCTCAGATTGACCTTGAGTGTCTCCGCGCTGCAGTTACCGGCTACTATGACACCACGACTTCAGCAATCGCTGCTGCAGTACCTGGCGCCGGTCCTGTCAATACTACCATCGGCACTCCCGGCACGACTCCCGGCACGGCAGGCGGCTCCGCTTCCGGTCTACTCCAGTACAATGCTCCCGCATGGTTCCTCAATGCCGGCAAGATGCTCGACTTCATGGGCGCACCCCGCGACAACAACCGTACCTGTCTGGTTGACCCCTCGGCAAACGCTTCGTCTATCGGCGCACTGAGCGGCCTGTTCAATCCACAGGGCATCATTGCTGACCAGTACAAAAACGGACTTCTCGGCAATGCCGTTGGCTTCGATTTCGTCATGGATCAGAACGTATTTACCCTGACATCCGGTACGCAGCTCAACACTACTGCGGCTACTATGCAGGCAACGTGGTCTACCGGTTCTGCACTCTCATGGACTGTCGATTCTTCTGACAACACCAAGACCATGAAAGCCGGTACTACATTCACTGTAGCCGATTGCTATGCAGTAAATCCTGAGAACCAGCAGTCTACCGGCCAGTTGATGCAGTTCGTAGTTACCGAAGACATTACCCTTGCTACTGGCACCAACAGCGTCAAGATCAGCCCGACTCCTGTTGTTGCTTCTGCAACTCAGCCTGCCGGCAATGTCAGTGTAGCGCCGACTTCTGGCAAAGTAATTACCATCACTTCCGGCACCAACAGCACCACCAGCCCGGTCAACCTCGCATTCCACAAGGATGCATTCACCCTTGGCACGGCAGACCTTGAAATTCCTGCTGGCGTGGCATTCGGTGCCCGTGAAACCCATGACGGGATATCAATGCGGATTATCCGTGATTATGACGTGATGAGTGATTTCATGGTATGCAGGATAGACGTCTTGGGCGGCTTTACAGTATTACGTCCCGAAATGGCTGTCAGAGTGGCCGGATAAAGGGGGCCAACCATGTCATCGAGATATTCCTGTGTGAAAAATACTGGCTTGCCGGTTATGGTGCCGTCATCGGTGGCAGCCTTTATGAGCAGCTTATACATGTTGTTGCCGTGAATATCCTTCTTCTCACCGAGCTTCACCAACACCCCGCAATGTGAATAATAGGTGCCAATGATGATTTCTGTGCCGCCTTCACGCCCCAAAGCTCTCGACATCAACAAGGATTCATAGCACTGGTCAAGCTGTTCTGGATTACGCGCCATTGTTTCAGTCTCGATATCATCATAAATACGATGATCAAAATGACCGCCAATCGGGGAACCTTCCACCAGACCGAACGCCGATGATTGCTTGTGGCTACAGAGAGAAGGTAAAGAGCGTCACTGAGCACCTTGAAAAGTACTCATTCAGGGGTGCATGGTCGGAATAACACCATTCAGGGGGTTCATACAGCGGCCAAGTATACCGGATTTTGATTCCGGCTACGGAAGTTCGAATCTTCCACCCTCTGCCATTTTTACTCGTAGGTTTCCCACTCCTCATAATATCTTGTTGATTTAGATGGTTCTCTATCTGTTTCTATCATCACAGACCCGAACGCAATTCCAATACGTCTCCGCTCGACTCGGTGTTTTGTCGGTTTCGGCTTTTTCATGATAGCAATTCCTACCATTTTAACGCAGTTATCGTAGACCCCTACCAGTGGCGGCTGGAACAGGTAGACTTTCACTCCATCGGCATCGTTCCAGCATTTGTACTCAACAATCGGCGCAAAATCATCCACCTTGGCTTCTTGTCCCTTCATTGGTGTCCCCTGCCCAGTTAATCCGGCTTCTTCCGGCATATCATTTCTCCTTTTGTTACTTATTTCTGGTTAACAGTTTGTCATAAAAATGACATAGTGTCAATAAATTGACGAATTATATTGACATGGCCTAACAATAGGAGTATGGCTTGAGTCAAAGTGTCAATATTTTGACGCATTATCGGAGATTTGATGGCTAAGGCTAAACCAACACCGAAACCGGAGCAGGAAGTCATTGATCTGGCTATTAAACGGCTGAAGCGTTGCGTTGAGGCCGACAAGGAAAACCGCTCTGCTGCTATTGATGATCTGAAATTCGCCAACGGCGACCAATGGGATCCAGGCGAGAAGAAACGCAGGGGTGATAAAGGCCGTCCCGCATTACAGATAAATCTCCTTCCTAAATTTATTGATCAAGTTGTCGGCGACATGCTGCACAACTCTCCTAGTATCAAAGTCCGTCCCGTAGACAGCCGTGCTGACATCAACATTGCTAAAATCCGACAGGGTATCATCAGTAATATCGAATATTTAAGCAACAGCTCGGCAATCTATGGCTATGCCGCCCGGCAACAGGTCACAAGCGGTTACGGTTCGTGGCGCGTTCTCACCAGATATACTGATGAAAATCCCTTCCTGCAAGAAGCCTATCTAGAGTCAATCCGCAATCCCTTCCTCGTTTATATGGACCCTGACTCTAAGGATCAGAACTATGCCGATGCGCGGTATGGATTTATCCTTGAGAAGGTGCCTGTTGATGATTTCGAGGAAAAATATCCTAAAGCTACCAAGCCTGCGTCTGAGTTCAATACCGGTTCGGGTATGGGTGATGAGCACTGGTATGACGGCGATACGATAACTGTCGCTGAGTATTTCACCGCTGAGAAGGAAAAGGCTACGTTCTTTCAGTTGAAAGACGGTCGGGTAGTCGATGCAGCTGAATATAAAGATTTGCTTGCAGACTGGGAAGAGCGCAACGGGATAGTAACTCAGGAGCTTATATCGCAAGGGATGCAGGCCGACCAAGGCGTGCAAGGTCAACCGCCAATGCAGGGCGGTATTCCAATGCCGCCGCAAGATGCCGGCGCAATACCGCAAGGTGTTCCGCCTATGGCACTGCCGCAAGGTGGACAGCCACAGCAAGCGCCTCCGCCAGAGCAACCCCAACAAGTGCAGCCGCCTACCCTCTTGCAGAAAATCGAAACAATTGGTGAAAAGCCGGAGATAGCCAAGACCCGCGAAACAGAGCAGACCATTATCCGCCACCGAATTCTAACCTGTTGTGAAATTCTTGAAGGCGGTAATGACGGCAAGAAGTTTCCTGGGTCATTGATACCGATTGTTTTGCTTAAAGGCAAGGAACTCAACATTGAAGGCAAGAACGTCGTCTATAGCTTGATTCGTCATGCCAAAGACCCGCAGAAAATGGTGAACTACTGGAATACGAGTGCTGCCGAAACCATTGCTCTTGCGCCTAAAGCTCCTTGGCTCGGTACTGCCAAGCAGTTTGATGGATATGAAAACGACTATGCGGCTGCCAATGTTGAAAACTTCCCGATGCTCAAATACAACATCGATCCCGAAGCGCTAGGTCCGCCACAGAGACAGCAACCAAGTCAGCCTCCAGTGGCCATGTTTGAACAGATCCGGCGCGGTGAGGACAATCTTAAATCGGTGATAGGTCTGTTCAATGCCGATGTCGGTGCTCCTGGCAGCGAACAAACCGGCGCGGCTATTACGGCGCGGCAGCGTCCCGGTGATATCGGGACTTACGAATTCAGCGTGAATCTCAGTCGGGCGGTTCTATTCACTGGCCGCATTCTCAACGGCATTATACCGGAAATATACGACACTGAACGGGATGTCAGGCTGCGCAATGTTGATGAGACAGAAACTTTCGTCCCAGTCAATACCACTGTCGGCAATGCCGCCAAATCCATTGAGAAAAGACCTGAAGTCTATCGTGGGATGAATATTGACAAGATTTATGAACTCGTGTCCAAGGAGGGCCGTGATGCGAAGTTTAATGATATCACTGTCGGCAAATATGACGTAGTAGTGACTACCGGGCCAAGTTACGCGACACAACGGCAGGAAGCAGCGCAGCACTTGCTGCAACTTTCGCAAAGCATGCCGCAACAGATGGCGCTTGCCGCCGACCTTATTGTTGAAAACCTTGATTTCAAGGGTGCCGATGAACTTGCTGAACGACTTCGTAAGTCCTTACCTCCGGGCATGGCTAAACTGCGTCCCGGCGAACAACCACTACCGGCTCCAGGTCCATCACCACAAGAACAACTCTTGCAAGCTAAAGCTCAGTCTGAACAGGCAAAAGTCCAGCTTGCCCAGATGAAGGTTGAGCAGGAAAAGATCAAGCTGGAGATGGAAAAAGTCAAGCTGGAGATGGAAAAACTAACCCTGCAAAAAGAACAGCAAGGTGATGGTCCAGACCCCATTGACCAGCAGGACAGGGACCGGAAGTTTGTTATCGAGGAAGAACGTATCAAGCTTGAGAATGCCCGACTCCAGCACCAACAGCGGATGGACGTTGCCAGACATCATCAAAGCGCACAAGAATCCGGTGCTAAACGCAAATTTGACAGCGATAAAATGAAGTACCAAATGCTGCATGATGCCGCAAAACTTGAAAATACAGGCGTCCAATCACAAATCTAGAATATGCGAGGTGTGCAATGAGAGCAATGACGAGGCAAGAGTTAATACAGCAGGCAGCGATAAGGGCAGCGCAGCAGCGGCGACAAGCAGTACAGCAACGGGCAACAGCGAAACAGCCAGGGCAAGTACAGGCAGCGCAGCAGGCTCAACAGGCGGCGTTGCAGCAGCCGGTTACAGGACAGTCGGTTAATAGTTGGGGACAGCCGCCAGTACAAAACACACAGCAGCAATTAGCAGCACAGCAGGCAACTTATAAATCTCAACCTATTCAGCAGCCATCGCATCAAAACATGTATCCTCCTTACCAGGGATCAGCTTTAGAGGAATATACAGCACTTAACACTCCTGTGCCTAAGCAATATAATTCTGGACCATCCAATATGCAGTACAAACCTGAACAGTGGGATATCAACACTAATCTTGGATCAGCCGCCATGCCGATTACTAATGTCAGTTTTGCCCAACAACAGATAGATAAGGGGTACGAACCAGCCCGAGGTATGGCGCAGCAACAGGCGCAAGCGCAGCAAAAACCTGGTTTTGTAGGTGCATTCAAGAAAGGTGGTAAAGTACCCAAAACCGGCATTGCGCTCGTTCACAAGGGCGAGCATGTCCTGACAGAGAAACAGGCCAAGAATCCGAAGATCAAGGCCATTATTGCAGAGGTAATCACTCCGAAAGCGAAAGTTGCCGCAAAACCGGTAGCATCAGTCATGCCGAAGAAAGCGGTAGTAGTAGCCAAAGCACCAAAGAAGTTGCCGGTTGTCGCGGCGACAACACCGAAGCCAGCGCCAAAGATGAAGAAACCGGAAACCACAGCGCAGTATATAGCAAGGCGCAATAAACAAACGATGAAAAGGGGATGCTGATGAAAAATCTGGTCATAGTAGTCATTGTTGCTTTACTAATAACGGCTATATGCGCTTTTGCCGGCAGCAACATTACCGGTCAATTCTCAGTAGATGGCACTACGATCAAACAGCGGCAAAGCGGGGAACTATATACCGATACTGCGGTGGTTACCAGTGGCCTTGCTACTTCATCATCAGTGACTTCCGCAGTTGGTGTGGTTAATACTCGGTTGACAAACTATACCACCAGTACCAACTCTTCCATTTCTGGTGTCAATACCAGACTGACAAATTATACAACTGCTACAAATGCATCAATATCAGCAGTTAATGCCAAGTTCAATAATTCCAGTTCAGGCTATGCAGTATGCTGGAAATCTGCTGGAATCTTGGGTTTTTGTTCAACAACCCCCACTGATGGGGCTTGTACTTGTAACTAAAGGAGAAATTCACCAATGAGTGAAGAAGCACCAGCCGTAACAACCGAATCGGCACCGGTTATCGAAGCACCGGAAGTACCGGAAGCAAATATCGAAGCGCCAGCCGTGAACGAGGCAGAATCGGCCCCTGTCGTAGAACAAGAAGAGCCGCAGGCACCGGAGTTAGGCAACAAAGGATTGGATGAACTTAAATCCCAGCGTAAGCGTAGGCAAGAGGCAGAGAGGCTTGCGGCGGAACAAGCTGCACAGGCGGCATATTGGAGAGGTCAGGCAGAGGCACGGGGGGCGCAGACGGCACCACCGGCACCAAAACCACAGACATCAGCATTTGAGCCGCCGCAGCTTGACAACTTTGACACTTTTGAACAGTACGAAAGAGCCAAAGATGAGTATCTGATCCAGATAGCGCAGACACGGTTTGCTCAAACTCTGTCGGTGCAGCAACAGCAACAGCAGCAAGTGGAAGTTCGTACCCAGTTCCAGAAGAAGATTAACGATGCAGCAGCCGCAGACCCCGTAATAATGGATGCTATTAACGACCGGACACTACCAGTCAGCGTACCCATGAGGCAGGTGATTGAATTATCAGACCAAGCACCGGGGTTAATCAAGTGGCTGTACAACAACCGTCATGAAGCGGCACGGATTTCAGTTATGCCGCCACTTCTTGCCGCAAGGGAACTTGGCTCAATTGAAGCCAATCTCAAGGCAGTGCCAAAGCCGACACCACCAAAAAGGGTATCGGCAGCGCGGAGGCACTCAAGGTCAATCTGCGATGCCAGCTTGGCAACTGCTGGGGTGATGTAGCGTTTGCTGAACTCATCAATGCTGAGAGTAAGTTCGGCAGAAGAGAAGGTCATTGGTACAACCCACTGGCGGTTGAGGGTCAGGGGAGTTGAGCTCTCAGACTGCCCTTGCGGTGTGATTGCCGGACCCTGAGACACGGTGTAGCGGTTCGGTTTGCGGACATTGATGGTATTGCCGATCTTTGCGCCGGTTTTACCAAACTGCGAACTGTATTCGCGGTTGATGCCTTTGACGAATCCCAAAGTATTATGCAGTACCCTGAGGGACTCCTTCGTGATGGTTGCGTCAGTCAATACGGAATTTGTTGCCATGGTTATTTG